TGCTCACCTTTCTAGGCCCTATGCCTGTTTTATTACTAAATTGTTTTATGGTGTATCCTACCCCACAGATATCAAATAGAATAGGCCTATATCGCTCTCCAATGGCCTCATTTACACGATTTAGCTGCTTTATAGCATCGAGCCTGCCTTCACCAGAACTGATCGATTTTGAGCCATCTATGCGACATCCGTATTCTGTGATTAAATCGTTACCCCTGCTGACTAGCAAGGATCTTTCGTAGTAATATCTGTATCTCTCAGCGCATTCTGTCTCGAGCTGAGTAAGTATCTTTTTGCTTGCAAGGTAGCTGATCTCGGACTCTCTTGCATTATATGCTTTTAATGCACCCTGACCCCTGTATTCAATCAGTCTTTTGTCTTCGTTTTGCATTAAGCTCCGCCAAATATCTGTTCAACCATACTTTGTAATCCTCTCTACTCATTTTTTTCTTCATTTTCAAGGCTAGGCCCATAGTCCAATGTGGTTTCCGATCATAAGAATTATAACGTAAACTGCGTTTTTTTGCAACTTGCGCTAATAATTCATCAACTTTAAAAATATTTCTTGACAACTTTTGTAAAGACCTCTCTATTATATAATATTATTTAATCGTTATACATAAACACATATATAAAACAAATAATATAATTTATAATATAATGCAATGACACTTAGAGAATTTTTTGTTGGTAACCCAAGAGTTAAATTAAAGTTTTACAGCGACACACATAAGTATTTTTTAGAAGATAAACAAATACCAAATGCAAGTGATCTTGCAAAAGTATGTCAGGATAGTTTTCCATTAATACTTTGGTCAGCTAAATGCGCAGCAGAAAAATTTGATGATCTTATTGAACCTGGAAAACCAATAGATGAAATTCAAAAGAAAGAAATCTTCCAACAAATCAAAACAGCACATAGAAACACACTTGAAAAAGCAGGTGATATTGGAACGAATGTTCACCAACACATCGAAGACTATATTAAAACCGACTCTGAACCTGACATTTACAATGAACAAATAAAACACAGCTTCAGCTTGTTTAAAAACTGGTGGGATGAAAACAAAAACTTTTATGAAGTTATGTATCTTGAAAGAGTTTGTTACCACTCACTAGGTTTTTGTGGAACTGTAGATGCTGTGATGCGTGATGCAATGACAGGTGAGGTTGTTGTGTTTGATTGGAAATCTGGATCTAATATTTACAAAAGCCATGTGATGCAATGTATGTTTTATTTGATGGCTTTGAATGAAGAGTTTGGTTTTGACTGTAAAAGAATAATGATAGTCAATGCACCAAAGACTGGCAAACTAAAAACTAAAGCTGTTGATGTAACAAAGGCTGATTTAAAAGCTGCTAAGTCTGCTTTGCTTTTGTATCAATGGCTCAATAAAAAGGAAAGGAAAGTTAAGAATGTCAATCTACCAAGCCGAAGGAAAATTAAAAAAATTAATTAACTATGCTGATCCAGGTGAGAAACCTAATTGGTATGTAATAATTAATGACATGGATGACCAAGATCACAGGGCCTATAGTAGTCAGGATCTATCTAAATACAAAAAAAAGTTAGATGAAGAAGATACTGTTCTTATATCTGCAAAAGGTGAAAAGGCAGTCCACAAATCAGGTAAAAATGAAGGAAAAAACTTTATATCAAAAGCAGTGATAAGTGATTGGCTTGCAGAAGATAAACAGGAAGTTAAAACAGAAGCTCCTGTAGTCACAAACGGCAGCGCATCAAAAGAAAATGTTCAGTTTGATAATTCTCTAAAGATTGCTGAGATGACGTTGCTTTATAAAACTTGTATGGAAGCTGTTAATGGTGACGAAATGCTTGGCTCATTAGAGGAAAGCAATCGTAAAGATATATCAACAACATTCTTTTTAAGTTTAGTAAGGAGGTAATTTAGATGAGTGATAATATGAAAACCAATCTAA